TTTTGGAATTTAAACGTTTTAAATAATCTTCATAATATTTTTTTGAAAAAGGATGCTTTATCTTGTTGGAGTTAAAATATAATTGTAAATTTGTATTTTCATTCTGGTTAGGAGTTGGTTCTGAATTGATTAATATTATATTTTTATTTGGTAATCTTTTGTTAAAATAATTTGGTGTTTTCATTAAATAACAATGATAAATACTAACATAGAGTGAAAATACAATATTTGTAAAATATACTTTCATGGATATAATAGTATAAATTACTTAGTATTTATACTATTTACAAGTATAATTATATAATATTTTAAGTATGTTTTTTTACAAAAACTAAAAAAAATAAACTAAACTAAACTTAAAGAGATAACAATATTATAATTTATAATAAAATATTTATTTTATTTTTATGAAAAATATTTCACCCTTTATTCCAAATCATATATGGCAAATAATATTTGAATTTGACGGAAGAATAAAGTATATTTATACAAAAGGTATTTTTGTAAATATAATCCATAAAAAAGATTTTAGATATAATATTTTGGAAAAGTTTTTGAATAAAAAAATAAAAGCAATTGCGAAAATGGAAATGATTGGAACTGGAAATGGAGAATTTTATATAGACATACCTTTTGAAAAATTAGAAAATAGAGGTTTAGTTTATGATTATAACTGGAGTTATAATAATAAATTTGAAATTTGTTATTATAATTTTAGAAACGATTTTTTTATAATACAAACCCGAACTTGTTTATTTTAATGAACCCAAACACATTCCATATAATAATCTACTTTGTAAATAAGTGAACAAGACTCCTATTAATGAATACATAATAGGATGAGAATGTTTTTGAACTTCTTTGTCTTTACTCATGAAACTAAAAATCAAACCTATAATTAGAATAAAAATAAATATTAAATTTACTAAAGAAAGTATGTAGAACCAACTACAGTAACTTTTACCTAAAGGGGATAAAAAAGAATTCATCATCATTGTATATAATAAAAAAATAAAATAATATTTTATGAATAATATTATTTAGAAATAAATTTCATATTATATTTATAATATGAAATTTGTTTCTAAAATAAATAATTGTCGCATTTGTAAAAGTAATGATATTGTAGATGTGATTAACTTAGGTGAACAATTTATTACTTCTCGTTTTCCAACTTATGGTGATTTTTCTACACCTAAAACATCTATAATTTTATCTATGTGTAAAAAATGTAGTTTAATTCAACTTAGAGAAACTACTAACTCTTCTGAGTTATATGAACATGAATATGGTTATCGTTCAGGTATTAGTAATACTATGCGTTCTCATTTAAAAATGTATAAAGAAGAAATACTTTCTAAAGTTACATTACATAAAGGAGATACTATTGTAGATATTGGAAGTAATGATTCTACTATGTTACAATATTATTCTGATGATTTTGAAAGAATAGGTGTAGATCCAACTGGAATTCAATTTAAAGAATATTATGGTAATATTGATTTATTACCAACATATTTTACTTTAGAAAATTTTCAAAATAAATATGGTATTGATAAAAAATGTAAAATTGTAAGTTCAATATCTATGTTTTATGATTTACCAGATCCAGTTCAATTTGCTAAAGATATTCATGCTATTTTACAAGAAGATGGTATTTGGACATGTGAACAAAGTTATTTATTAACAATGTTACGAACTAAAAGTATTGATACTATTTGTCATGAACATTTGGAATATTATTCTTTACATTGTATAAAACAAATTGCTGATCGATCTGGATTCAAAATTATCGATATAAAATTTAATGAATGTAATGGAGGTAGTTTTCGTATATACTTTTCAAAAATACACTCAACTAAATATCAAGAATGTACAGAATTGATTTCCAATATTTTAAAAGAAGAAATTGATTACGGAATATTTTCAGAAAACACATATAAACAGTTTATTAAAGACTGTGATCATGAAATTAAAAAGTTAGTTGAATTTATTCATAATGTAGTAGATATAAATAAAAAAACAATTCAGATTTATGGTGCTTCTACTAAAGGTAATTGTTTATTACAATATGCTAATATACAACAATCTAGTGTGAAATATGCTGTAGAAAGAAATCCAAAAAAGGTTGGAAAAATGACTTCTACTGGAATTGAAATTATTTCAGAAGAAACTATGCGTGAAAATCCACCTGATTATTTATTAGTTTTACCGTGGCATTTTCGTGAAGAGATAATTGCTAGAGAATCAACATTTTTAAAAAATGGCGGTAAATTAATTTTTCCTTTTCCTAATTTTGAAATTGTAAGTTACTTACCAAAAATGGTTATTACAGGTTCTAGTGGATTTCTTGGTAAATATATGCTGGATATTTTTTATAAAAAGTATAATTTGTATGGAATTCAACGTTCACAACCAAAAGATTATCAAAATAATATCAATATTTTTTCTTTTGACATGAATGATAGAGATAAATTAGAATTTGTACTTGAAACTTTAAAACCAGATGTAATTTTACATTTAGCTTCTATATCATCATCATCTTATGCGTTTAATCATCCGATTGAAACATTGCGATCAAATGGTTTACTTACAGCATATATTTGTGATATTATTCATCGAAATGGATGGAATACTACGAAACTACTTAATATTTCTAGTAGCATTATATATAATGGTCATCATACATATGAAATAAAAGAAAATGAGAATGATACTAATCGTTATCACTTACATCCATATTCAATTGCAAAAATAATGGGATCTTCAATGGTTGAATTTTACAGAGAAACATATAACTATTCTTTTTCAAACGCTATTCTTTTTACTACAGAATCACACAAAAAAACTGGAGACTTTCTATTAAATAAAATAACAACTCATGCTCGTAATTGGTTAAATGGAGATAATAAACCTTTAACTTTAGGAAGTTTAGATTCTTTTCGAAATATTATACATCCAAGTGATGTAGCAAGTGCTTTTCAAATTATATTACAAAATTCTGTTGGAGATAATTACATTGTTTCTGGTGAATGCTCTTACAAAGTCGAAAAAATTGTAATGGATATGTATGCTTTATTTGGTATATTATTGGAAAAAAATGAAAATATTTATTATGAAAATAAATCAAAATTGCCTGTAATTATTATTGATCAAAACGCATTAAAAAATGGAATCGATAATTTACCTATTCATATTTCAGGATATGCCAAAAAATTATCTCTATTAGGATGGAAACCATCCTATAGTATTGAAGATATTTTGAGTGAATATTTATTGTAGAAAAATCATTTCGGTTGAATTATGTTATTACTAAATAATATTTAATATTCTTTTTTTGATTTCATTACTATTTAATGATTCATTATTACTATTTATTTTATCAAATAAATGAATATCTATTAAATCTGGATGAATATACCAATCTTCAAATGGTTTATAAGATCCTTCCCAAAATACAGATACATCCGGAAATACTAAAATATAACCTCTATTTTTTAATATCTCTCTAGTTGTATTTTTTGTGTCATAAAAATTACCAGTATAAATATCATGTTCTAATGTAATAGTCGCAAAAGTATATTTATCAAATACTGTATCATTCAACAATAAAAATGTATCTAATGTTGATTTATTATTAACATCTAAATCAATTTGTAAGTAATCAATATTTAAAGGAAAATTGTTATTGTCTAAAAATTCTCTATAGTTAATAATTCTAGCATCATTTATTATATATTTACTATTTTGTCTATATATTTTGTATAAAGATTCAAATGAATTATCATATTCTACTAATAGACCACTCCATCTATTTTGTTTTTCTAATATATATGTATTATTATGAATTGTTGGATGATTAGAACCTATTTCTAAAAAAAAACCATTTTTTTTATTTTGTGTTGCATATAATACAAAAAGGTCTTGTGTAGCTTGACTATAACTATTTGATAAATTAACTATATTATGCATTTTTTCTATAACATTTTTATTACTATATATATCATTAAATTTACTTATATATGAATAATTATGAATACAATTTTCAATTGATGTAATATTCAGACAAATTTCATCACAATAAATATGTCGAAACATATAACTATTTGATATTCCAATTGGTTTTTTTACTGATATTGCGTAATCTATAACACTAGATATTCCTCGTCCATACATTTCATCGTATAAAAAAATATTAATAGTATTAGATTTTAAAAAATATAAAATATCTAAATTTGAAAAAAAATCATTACTTATTTTTATTATAATACCTGGTTTTACTTCTATATTATTACATATATTTACCATATCTGTAAACGTATTTGGGTTTGGATCAAAATGAGCATTTGGTATAACAAATTTAATAATTGCTTTATCATATTGTTCATTTACTATATTTATAATTTTATCAAATCCTTTATTTTTAAAACCAAAACCAAAAGATCCAATGATAGGTAAGTCTGTATTTTTAAAATCATTTATGAAATTATTAATATTTTTAGTTGAAGGTTTATAATTAACTAATAATTCATCAACATTTTCAAAAATAGGACGTGGAATAGAATATTTATGTTCTGACTCTACTATCGTAGGGTCTATACTAATTACTATATCAAATAAATGTTCAGGTGATTCATGCACAATACCTATATTTTTTATTTTCTTTTGAATATTATCATTATTTAACCAGTTCATAGTTGAAATATGATAATTATATATAATTACATCAATTTCATCACTTATGAAATCTTTTATAGAATGTATACCTTTTGTGTTTAAAATTGATTGTGTATATTCTTGGTAATTATCTACTTCATTGTATATATAATTATTTTTTTTACAATTTTGTAAAATATCATATAGTCTTTTCCCATATTGATATACACCACATTGTTGAATATTTGAATTTAGAAATAAAATATTCATATAATATAATATATAAATTATTATTAAATAGTTATTATCAAATAGTTATTATATATTATATTAATAAATGAAATTAGAAGTTTCCATTGGTGAATCTGTAGATAAGCTATCCATATTAGAATTAAAACATACCAAAATTTCAGACCCTTTAAAATTAGAAGAAATACAAAAAGAAATTGATGCTATTCAAGAAGTCCAAATTTATAAAACACAATTACCATTTTTTTATAAGTTATTATATTTTGTAAATGATAAAATATGGACAATGACAGATGAGATTAAATGTATTGATATAAATAATAGTCAATATTCTTCATTAGCATATGAAATATTTGATTATAATCAAAAAAGATTTAGAATAAAACATTTTTTTAATAAATTATTAGATTCAAGTATTCAAGAACAAAAAAGTTATGCCTCCACAATATGTTTACTTACTATTTCTAATGAAAATATATTATTTTCCAAATTATCTGAAATTTTTTATTTAAGTATTGCATATGATATTTTGATAATAGATTCTATTTATAAAGATTTGATTTCTAAAATTTTAATAATTCCATCAATAAAGCTTATAGATTATTTTTCCGTTGAAAATAATTATATAAAACCGATTAATATTATTAACCTTTCCGAATATTCAATTTCAAATGATTTACAAAATATATTTTCATTAGAACCAATAAAATATGTATGTAGTGGCATGTTTGGTGATTTTATTCATTCATTATCTGTTATCAATGAAAAATATTATGTAACAGGAAGAAAAGGTATTTTATATATTAGCAATCATCATGGTGGGGATGAGTTTCGTTATGGTATAGAAAAAACATTCGAAGATACATTTGAAATTATTAAAAATCAACCTTATATTTTATCTTATTCAATTTATAAAGAAACTGATAATATTGAATGTTGTATAAATTTAAATGATTGGAGAAACAGTCCATTTTTATATAACAAAAACTGGCATTTTATTTATACTAGTACTTATAATATTTCATGGGGTAAACATCCATGGATTACCTTACCTTCTACATTAAAAAAAGATTCAAACTGGGAAAATAAAATAATTATTAATACAATAGCGCATCGTTTTCCATATCATACAAATTTTTATGAAGTGTATGAAAAACATGGTGATAATTTAATATTTGTTAGTATGGAAAAATCAAATTATGATAATTTTATAGAAAATTATAATTTACCAGAAATTAAATATCATATGCTTACATCTTTTACAGAATTATGTATAATCCTTTCTTCTTGTAAATTATTTATTGGTAGTCTTTCAGGACCATTAGCTGTAGCATATGCTATACATACTCCATGTATTATTGATATACACCCAAATTCACTCGACGCTCAAATGATTAATAATTTACAGGAACACTTACCATTCATTTTAAAGATAAATTAGAAATATCATCGTATATGAATGAAATTAATACTATTGATTTAGACATTTTATTTTTTACAGTTAAAATCGGCATTTGAAATGTAAAACTCTATTTTACAGAAGATCTTTAACTATATTTATCAATTGTTACTTCTTTTACAATTTTGGAAATTATTTTATCTTGAAATAAAATATCTTCTGTTTTATCGGAACCACCCATGGATTGCATAACAATTTTCAAATACTTATCATTAGCTTTTCCTTCATCTAACGAATAATTAGGGTTTTCCCTCTTCCAAACAGGAATCATTTTGATATTTTTATGAGCTATATGTTTTATTGCGATTTTCAAACGTTCTTTATCATTATTTTCTTTTTCCCATTTATCCTGATCTTTTACATACAAGACTTCTCTCTTAACATCGCTACAATGAAATGGTCTTTTAGAAATATCTAATTCTTTCAGATTTTTTACAATAATATTTGTAATTCCATCCACATAACCTAATGTACCTACATTTTCTAAGTCACAAAGTTTTATTTTTACAAATTCTACAAACTCTGTAATATTCATGGCGTCTTTACAAGTTTCATTCAGAAAAAGATTCAAGTTAAATGTTTTATTATGTGAATTATTATTTGTGTTAGTGTTATTTATATTAGTAATAGATTTTTCTTTACTAATCTCAAGAACTTGTTTTTGAAGTTCATTATTACTTTTAAGCACATCGGAATTAGTTTTTACTATATCAGCATTTGATTTTACAACTTCTAAAATAATATTAGTAAGATTTTTCAAGTCATTATTTGAATTATCTATTAATTTTATATTTTCATATGTATTACTAGTATTATTTAAACATATTTTTTTGTGTCTCCATAAACCAGAATGAAACTTATATAAACTTCCGCATTTTTCACACGTATATATTTTTTCGGCATTTTTTGGCATTTTTTTTGTATCATTTTTATCGTTTTTGTATCTTTCTATATGCTTAGATGTTAAAAGATGTTTATTAAAATTACTTAATTTAGAGCATTTAAACTCACAAATTTCACAATAAAATTTTTTGGCATTTTTTGGCATTTTTTCTGTATCCATTTATATCTTATAAAGATACAATAAAAATGCCTAAATCCTTTTCACAAAAAATATTTTTATTTTATCGTCACAGTTTTAAAAATATTTTTTTGTTAGTCTTACCGTAATTTTCAATTATGCAGTAAATTATGCTTTTTTTCAAAAGTCTTAAGGCCCTTTTTAATTTTGGACATTTTTAAAATGTCCAAAATCCATTTCCCTTTTGACTTTCCCATACAGAAATCCTTGAATTTTTAATATTATGGGCGGGCTAGTCACCAATACCCCAAAGTCCATAATTTTTTAATCATCAGTAGTTAAATCAATTACTTCTACTTTACTAACAAGTGGTTTATTTAAAGGTTGTCCGCTTTCACATCCTGGACATTTATGGCTTACTCCTTCTTGTGCAAACTTATTCCACCAGCAATCACTGCATATTTTATGTGCTCGAATCTTACCATGTTTCATTAAACATCCACTTGGAACAAATGGTTTATCGTTAATAATTATTTTATGACACATACTACACGTTTCTTCAGCACCTCCTTTTTTATATCGATTCATTCTCGACATTTTTTTGGATTTTCTAATACTTTTACTTTTTTTCCCAAATTTCCTTTTTTTACTACTACTGTACTTTTTCAAAGTTTTTGCTTTCATTCTTATAAATTAAGCATAGATTAAATAACATTTTATACTAAAATAAAATTAAATAAAAATATGAGTTATTTTTTTATTTTTTTAATAAAAAAATAAAATAAATGAAACTTGATAATAATAACGAAAACGAAAATAAAGAAATATTAGAAAATGACAAACTGAGAGAGAAAAAACAAGGAGAAAATAAAGATTTAGAAAAAGATACAGATACTTACACGAATAAAGAAGACGAAAAACTAAACAATAAATTACAAAAAAAATTAAAGGAATATAAAAATATTGTGAGAGACTGGGGTCAACCAATTGGAAATTTACTAAAAAAAACCATTGGGTTTTATTATGGAATTATTCATATTATATTTGTATTTTTGTGTGGTATTATCCTTTTTTTTAGTAATGATGTTTTCTTCTTGTGTGTATTATTATTCATTATTTCTCTTGACTCTTTTGCCATTATAGTATTACACGATTGTCCTTTAACACAACTTGAAGAAAAGTATTTTTCTATTAGTGGTAAAAGAACCGTCAAAGAATTTTTACATAGGTTAGGAATAATGCATAAATGTGATCATTTGTATGAATCACAATTGGAGTTTATAATTAATATGTGGATTGCCGTAGTATTTAAAATTCTAATTATAATTGCTTATAAAATGAGCAAAACAGTAAAAATGTGAATATTTTCAAGTATATTATATTATATTATTATACATTTTCTCATTTAGAACTAAAAAATAAGAAAAAGTGTAAAACAAGAAAATAAATAAAAATAAAATATTCAATTACTTTTTTTATTTTCACACGTTTTAACCAAACCACTAAATGGAAATTTGCGTGGTTCAAAAAATATTCCATTCTGACCACACTTATTTTCATCATTTCTAACAATATCAGCATAATCATACTTTATTTTTCCGGTAACAATATCTTTCACACCAAATTTATTACATTTACCAAAATGATTGTCTAAAAGTAAAATAGAGTAAAAACCACGATAATGAATGCATTTTGAACAAGAAGGTAAATTTCCGTTTATAATACTAGTAGGATCTTTACAGACAAACGAAAAGAGAGTGTAAAAAAAGAATAAATCCATTATTGATAATAATCATATTTTTATCTTTAAATTATAATAGACAAAAATATTTATTGTTGGTAATTAGGATTATTACAAAATTTGAATCCTAAAACATTATAACAATCTTGATTTAACCATTTACCAGTTTTCCAATCATACATTTTATTTCCTGTTGTTTTGGAGAAATTCAAACCTCCAAATCCATAACCAGAAGTTATTGTTCCTGCTTTTTTAGAATATCTTTTTTTCATGGTTTTACTTTTTGTTTTATTCATTCTTTTTTTACTCATAAAATTTCTTTTTGTTTTCATGGATATATTTTATATATTATATATTTATAAAATATAAAATACATATTTTCAAGTTATATGTAAATTTATATTTCTAAATCTAAATCTAAATTTACATATAAGGACGTCTACTTAGTTTTACATAACGACCCTTACGATGAAACACTTTACTTCCTTTTTTAGTAGTAAAATCCAGTCTTCCTTTATGAGTTTTGGAACGAGTTCCTTTGTGGTAACTGTAAGGCTTATAAGTTTTTTTTACATAATGACCTTTACGATGAAACACTTTACTTCCTTTTTTAGTTGTATAATTTAATCTTCCTTTATGACTTTTGGAACGGGTTCCCTTTTTACTAGAATTAGAATTAGAATTTAAATTTAAATTTGAGTTAGATGTTCCTAAAAAAAAGTCCATTATATTATATAAAACAACTATATTTTATTATTACTTCTTTCTATATACATAATTTTTATTTTTGAAGACTTTTGTACTCTTTTAATTTATTATCTAAATTATTTAGATCATGATGCTCGAAATCAAACTTGGAAAATGCTTCTTTTTGTTTTTTTAGTTGTTTTTCTTTCTTTGCCTTTTCCAACACAGCAATAGCTGAAGCAATCTCTGTTTCTGTAACAATACCATCGTTATCTGTATCTATAAGTTTATGTAAAACTCGATACTCATGTGGAACAATACACATGTGACTTTCTTCATTAAATAAATGATCAGATAAAATAGTGAAAATTGCTGTTAAACCAAGAGCAGTATAAATGTCTCGAGTACCCATCCATGCCATAGCAAAAACTAATAACTGTTTACTAACTGTATATTTCATGTATTCTTCGGTAGACTTACTAAATGTTATTGAAATAAATTTGGAACCAACGTTTAGTAATATCATAATGATACCAGCAAAAAACTTGCTGCTATTTAAATACATAATATGATCATGTAAATAACTAAAAATATTAAAACTATTATTAGATTTTGTATTTTTATCTGTCATATATTAAATTAATATAAAAATTATAATACTATTTTACTTTTTAAAATCCAGTCTAATTTAAAATTTGAAAAGCTGATTACTTAAATAATGTACCTCATCCAATTTAATTTTATCCAAGTTAATTAATATTACTTCAATGTTTGGCTTTAATCTAGACATAATAAAATAACTAAAAGTTGAACCCCACATTTTATTCATATCAAAATTTCCTATAAATATATTATTACAGGCACTAGATATTAATAAGTCGATAATTGCGTTTGTTTCTCTTCCAATATTTTCATCTTTTTCGATAAAGCAATAATGATAATTATTATCTTCAAGATATTTTATAACCCTGTTATTCTGAGAATAAGATAATATGATATTATAATCATCTTTACGAATATTTTTTGAAATAATATCAATGTATTTGTTTTGAATATATGTAGTAAATTCATTTTTTTCCATAAAGTTCATTTTACTCCAATGATTAGCAGCATCTTCTTCTACTCTTAGATGTAAAACATTTATTTTTTTTGTATTATCATTGAATTCACCATAACAACATCCTATTTGTTCTTTTATAAAAGTATTACTTATTTCATAAAAAGATGGTGTAAAATAAATATGTCTTAGAAGTTCATCAAAAATATCTTTATGGTGAGAATTTATCCATGATAAAGTATACTTATATTCTGATTTTTCTAAGTTGAAAGAAATATCTTTTTTTCTATCTTCGTCAAAAACATCTTCAAAAATGTAGTTATTAAGAGAATAATTTATATATAATTTTTTACAGACACAAGGAGATGGATCTCCATTAATAGAGTTAAAATCTACAATTTTACTTATGAAAAAACTATTATCTTTTTCATTATAAAAACTATTCAATACTTCTTTTGTAATGTCAATGGTAGAAGAAGAAGATCCATATTTTACAGAATTTATTTTAAAAATTACATTCTTTTTATCAAAAATAACCACATCAAATTCTTTTTTTAAATAAACATTCATTTTTTCTAAATCAAAAATATTGGATATAGTTTCTTTTTTACTTCCTTTATAGTCACATAAAAAATCTTCATAAATGACGGCTTTTTCATGTGTTAATACGTTTGCTATTAGTATGCTAGTTACAAAAGCAAAAATCTGATTAGTTAATCCACCTTGTTCTTCATGTATTTTTGAATAATAAATTAGATTCATTGTATAATAAATAAAAATATATTTAATTTAATATTTTTAATTTATTATTTTTAATTTATTATTTTTTATAATAATCTAAAAAAGACTACTTGCGCTTTTAAACCCATAATCAGGCTCGTTGGGTAAAACTTCTTCAGATTCATACATACTAGGATGAACTGTTAAAGAATTCGATTGCTTACCTTTTTTCAAATTACTTTCTAAACCAACTAAATCTCTGCCTTCCAAAGGGATATGAGAAAGTTGAGACTTTGAATTATTATTGTTATTATTATTTATTTCATTATTTTTATCAATCATACTAGACTCAAAGTTCTCCATGTAGTAAAGATTATTTTCTAATGAATTGTCGACTAGTATAATAGTTAATACAAATAATAATCCAAGCATTTTATTACAACTAGTAACATATACTAAAATCATTAACAAAATAAGTCTTCCTAAACTTGTATAAAGCAACATTTTCAACGTTTTTATTTTGGTAAAATGTGAAATAATTATAATTATAATAATAGCTAAAATAATCGTTGAAATAATTGTTTCTTCTTTTTTATTTAATATGGACATTTATATAAACTATTAATATATTTTTACTGTAACAAATAATAATTTCAGTGTCTTTTCCAAATTATTATCTAAATTTTTAATAAGAATGTCTTTAGCAATGTATGCTGCTCCATTTGATAATGATTCAAATAACAATAAAAATAATGACAATAATGATATAGATAATAAAAAAAAACAACTTCATAATCGAACACAAAAAAGATATCCTAATTTAAAAGAAGGATATAATAATGAAAAAGTAAATTCTGTTTTACAATCAATACATGATAATTCTAATACAGAGGAAGAGGATAATCTAGGAGATTTTAGTCCTCCACCGAAACCTCAATCTTCTGGAGTACAAAAAACAATAAACACGGAACAAATGCTTACTATGGGTAATAATGTTTTAACTAAATCTTTAGGTTTACAACCTTTGCCAAATTATGGAGATAGTTCAGAAAATTTAGATTTAAATAATTTTAATGCCAACTATGGTGATAGTAATACATTAAATGAATACTATAAAAAATATATTCCAAATTATAATGCTAATAATAATCATTTTTTAATAAATAATAGAGGTCAAAATTCTTTTTATGGTCAAGGACAAGGACAGTCAAGTTTATCATCTAGTTATTTAGAAAATGATATTTTATTACAAAAGTTGAACTATATGATAAATTTATTGGAAGAAAAACAAGACGAAAAAACAAATAATGTGACAGAAGAAATTATTCTTTATTCTTTTTTAGGAATATTTATTATTTTTATTGTAGATTCTTTTGCGCGTGTAGGAAAATATGTTCGATAATGATGGGTTCAACAAACTAAACTAGTTAATTATAAGTGTTTTTTCAGGTTTAAAACGGTTATAAGCAAAGTTATAAAAAAAATAAGCAGTCGGACTTACTATATGTGGTCTTGTTTTTAAAACCAAGTTATTAATAATAATATGATTATGTGATATATTTTCTATTGCTGCATATCCAAATCTATATTTCTCTGCTATTTTCCAAAAAATTACTTTATATCCATGTATAAAAACTTTTGGATCTAACATATTGTTAGATTGGTTAACGGAAGCAAAGCAAGTAAGAACTTCTAAATCTTTATCGATAAAAGTAGATGTTTTTCTAAAAAAATAAGCACAACTAATTTCATCTTGACAAAGAATAACATAAATAAAAATATTATTTGATTTAATAAGTTCTAATATATTAGAAAATTCTGGAATAATCACAATATCAAAATTATCATAGTTATCTTTTAAAAAATCAAATAAAAAATGTATATTTTCAGAATTAATTTCTAATATGGAATATAGATTTGATAAATCTGTAGGTTTATACCATTTAGTAACGTGAAAACCAAATGTGGAATAAATAGTTAAAGGTACAATTCCGGTAAGTTGTCCTTCTCTCTTAAAGAGAGAAATAGAAATGTCTTTATTCAAGTGTCTTTGATTATATTCATGTGTTTGAATAATTTCAGGCGCTATTCCTTTTTTACGATTATTTATGTCTACGCATAAATAATCAACATAATAAACATCAAACATAGACTCGGTGTTTCCATTATTTATTTTTACATGTAGTGGTCGAGAAGTCATCACTCCGATTATTTTTTTATCTGTAATTATTTCGTTCGTTTTTGAACGAATTAATTGCTCATCCTGGCTGTAAAAGGTAAAAAAACATTTTGTGTTGTGTGAGGTAAAATAAGGAACAATATTGGATTGTTCAGGAGTAAAAGTATTTCCTTTATTTTGTAAATAATGTTTTTTTATAAAGTTTATGAATTTTTTTAGTTTGATGTCACTAACTTTCGTAAAAATCAATGTTTCTATATTCTGAAAATTAGTATAACGATTTTTTAGTGGTAAGTGGTGCATGATGACTCCAGGTGGAAATAACATGTAATGAAAATCATAAATGTGGAATACAGGTTGTATAGACCAAAACCGAAAATTTAATTTTATGTATATGGTTAGAATGATGATTAATAGAATAATAAATAATATTATGAAAAATAAATAGTAAATCATAATATGATTTATTTTTAAAATAAAAATAAATTTTAATTGTATTTTATTTTTGAATAGTCATTATCTTAGTCTTTTTTCAAATAGTCTCTAACAAACTTGTCTTCATCATACTAAAAACTATCTTTTTCTTCTTCTGTGTCATCATTATCATCATAAATTTCTAGTATTTTTTCTAAATCATCAGAATTGGTTGCTATACTTTCCATACTTTGATTTTTCACTTGTTCAAATAATTTTTCTCCGGAAAATTCATTTCCTTGTTCTGGTACTTCTTCTTTTTGTTCTGGTACTTCTTCTTGTTGTTCTGGTACTTCTTCTTGTTGTTCTTGTTGTTCTGGTACTTGCTCTGGTACTTGTTCTGGTACTTGTTCTGGTACTTGTTCTGGTACTTGCTCTGGTACTTGTTCTGGTACTTCTTCTTTTTGTTCTGGTACTTGTTCTTGTTGTTCTGGTACTTCTTGATCATCTTTATGATCTTCTTCAACTACATTATCATTATAAAGTTTTACAGGCTTAACTTTATTTTCAAAAAAACTGTTTATAAATGAAAAAATACTTTTCATAATATATATATTTTGTAATATAATATTTTTATATTATTAAATTTAAAAATAATATTTTATGATGGTTTTATTAATATATATAAATATTGGTAATCATAAGCACATTTCATAAGATCAATTTTACCCTGAATAATAAATCCAACATTTTGTGCTTGAGTTAAAATGTCATCTTCGTTTTCCATATAAAAAATATGTTCTTGTTTTCTTGTTTTATTATTATCTTTAAATTTGAATTTTTCATTGAAGATTGCCTTGTTTTTTGAAGTATCTAACTGAAAGTCAGCAGTATAAGTAAAATGATCAAAAACCACCTTTGAAGAAGTAATACGTTTTTTAGCATATCTTTGAGGAGATACAACTAAAAGTGGATTTGCTACAGGTAATATTGGATCAAAATCATCTCTGGATACTAAATGAATTACTAAATAACCACCAGGCATTAACCATTCCATACAATTACTAAAAAATTTCTCTTTGTTTGGTATGTAATAAATAGTAAAATACATACAAAGAATATGAGTAAAGGAATTGTAATTAAATTGAACAGCATTTTGTACATCGCCTCGGAGAAAATCTAAGTTAGGATAATTTTCTTTTGCTTTTTTAACCATTGCACTAGAAATATCTACACCTGTAGCACGGAATCCTTTTTCGGATAGTTTAGCAACATGGTGTCCAGTTCCACTACCTATATCTAAAATGATACTTTGTGTAGTAGGTGTTGTTTTATTAATAATTTCGCCAATTTCATAATCATCTTTTATTTGATTATAAACTAATTGGTCGTAAATATCCACATAAAAATCATCATATAAATCGTTTCCAGAAAGAAATACAAATTCATCTGTTTGTTGAAATCCTTCTTTAATTTTATTATTAAAACCTTCTTTTTTAGATGCCTCTTGATTTATATATTTAAAAAAAATGACTAAAGCCAATAATATTACTACAAATAATAATACTTTTCCCCAATTAGATATTTTATAATAACTATTTATAATTGGACTTAATGGATTTTTTATTTTCATCTATATGTATAGTTGTTAAAAAAATTGTGTCTTTTTTATTATATGAATGATTCTGAAATTAATGATATTAGAGAACAAAAAGATTTTAAAGGGATTTCTTTTTCTAAATTTAAAAAAACAGATGTAAAAAAAGAATTTCTAAATAGTTTAATGAATTCTAAAATTGAACCAGCGTGTTATTGGTGTGCCGAATTAATTTGTGCTGGTCATTATAGTGATATTTGGGACATCATTATTTTTTTTTACAGTAAAAATATTCACTCGGGAAATCCAAAACTGGCTACCTATTTAGAATTAAGAGTTAATAATTTTAAAGAAGTAATTAATAATGGATACTCTTCTTTTCCTTTAAAAATGCGCAATAATGAAAAAATACGAAAATTATTTAGTGAAATTATTTGTGTTATATGTGATGCTAAAAAGAAACATAGTTTTGATGAAATAAAAGTGAAAAAAGAAGATTTTGATTTGACTCAGTTAACAGATAAATTAAAAGCTTCTAGTGTTCAGTTTGTTGAAAAAGTAATTCTCCCGGAAGATCCAAAAGAATTATTTGTTGCTATTAATGAACTTGTTTATAATATTTCACAAAATAATAATTTAAATACTTGTTACTGGATGGAATGGATACTAGAGTTTGAGAGTATTTGTAAATCTAAAAAAGAAAAATGTAAATGTGAAAGACGTGATGAAATTCCAGTTGAAAGTAAATATCAAAAAGATATAATATGTTTATTATGGAGTATTTTTTTAAAAAAAGCAAAAGAAACGGAAAATCCGTTGATTTTAAAAATTATTCAAAGTTTAATGAATTTGTTTTTTTTGAAATATGGTCCAGGCACTACTAAAAAAAGAAAGTTTATTCTTTATTTTGTAATTTCTTTATTGACTGAAAATATAAATTTGAATGAAGAAATCGTAAGAGAAAAACAAAAGGAAATCATTAATAATGTTAACAAAAATATAAATTCCATTTATAAACAAATTAAACAAAATGAAGAAGCGCCAGGAACAGATTATTTATTTAAAGATATAAAGAATTCTAATTTGGAAAAAACGATTGAGAAACTAGAAAAGATGAATAATTTTGGAGAGACTTTTGTTCCAAGAATATAGTAGAGTAATTTTCAAAAATATAGCTTAAATAAATTTACAATAAAATTGAATTAAAACTTTAAATATAAAATATATAAATATAAACTAAACATGGATATTTTACCACCTGCTCCACCAAGTAAAGAAGAAGAATTTATTCCTGGGAATTTTGATTACGTTCAAAGTAAATGTGAAAAAATAATGTTAACTACTGCTTATAAAGCGATTACAATAACAGAAACATGGGATTTTTTCAAAAATTTTGAAGATAATTCTGATTATAGTGCTGATGAAATAAATAAGGTTTATACAAAAATAGAAGAACTAAATTATCTTGGACATTCTGGATGTTCTTTTATTTGTACTATAAATAAAATGATATTTATAGCAAAATATGGAGAACTCAAATACAAAGAAGAGTATGAAAAATATAAAAATTATGAAAATATATGAAAATATATGAAAAAATTATATTCACTTATAGTAAATTCATTTTGTAATCTGTAATCTATACTTGTATTTACATAACAATTTATAGTAATAATAAAAAGTAAAAATATTTGTTTATTATATAATATATGAAAAGTACATTTAGAAAAAAAATGAATAAATTTAAAAAAAATATAACTTTACGTAAAAAATATTCTTCAATACTTTCGATTTCTAATTTTGAAGAACAAATTACTCTTTATTTTTTAGAGATGTTGATGATGGTAAAATTATTTCATTGGAAAACACATAGTTATGCTACTCATAAAGCAACAGATGAATTATATAGTAAATTAAATACAAATATTGATCGTTTTATTGAAGTTTTATTAGGAAAAACAAATTCTCGTATTTATATTACAAAAACACGAAATTTACCATTATATGATTTTAATAATGTAGAATTTTTTAAAGCAAAAATACAAGCATTCAAAAATTATTTAGTAGATTTAAATGAAGAACCGTTTATTAAAAAAATGTCGAATGCTGACTTGTTAACTATCCGCGACGAAATTTTAGCAGATTTAAATCAATTTTTATATTTGCTTACCTTTAAATAATTTTTTTCTTGCATTTATAATAAAAATTTAATATATTTATTTTTATTATAATGGAAAATCCAAGTTATTCTCAAAATTATACTGAAAATATGTTTCCTCAAAATAATTCCATTGAATCTGGAAGTGTTTCATTCATTGATTGGATTCGAAGAATCACATGGCCTTATTGGTTATTATTTTTTTTAGTATTGGCATTTTTAGGATTCAATATATTTACTTTTATTTCTAAAGGAGCAGGAGAAACAGGTTCTTTATTAAATTCAATTATCGATAAATTAAAAAATACAGGGAAAGTCATAAATACTTTAAAAAATTTAATATTTACTTCAGCAACTGGAACAAAAGGTATTATTGATACAACAGCAGCTGTAAGTGATGATGTTTTAGAAAAAATACAAGAATCAACACAAGTAGTTGGACAAACAGTAACACCTGCTACCGTATCTACAACGTCTGTTAGTAATAGTCAACCTCAAATTCAAGGACAACCTGATATATCACAAAATAATACACTGAATAGAGCATTGAATACTTCCGTTCAACAATCAAGTATTGGAAATATGAATTATCAAGCGGATGATTCATTAAGTGCTATTCAAAGCGGAGGTTCTAAAGGAGGTTGGTGTTTAATTGGGGAAGATAGAGGGTTTAGAAGTTGTGCTCAAGTAGAAAATGCCGATCAATGTATGTCAGGTGATATATTTCCAACCAACGAAATTTGTGTAAACCCTAGTTTAAGAGAATAGTAACATGTAAATAAAATTACTGTGATTGAATATCATTTGCTGAACGAAGAAATTTAACTCCTTGAGGCCATTTATTACCTGAATTATTCATCGTATATCTATTTCTTGGATAATAAGTTGCTAACCCAGAATTATAGCATAATTCTTGTATTTTACCTGGAACATCAGAATCGCTTGTTAAATGACAATTATTAAGATAATTTTCGGTTATTATATCACCAGTACATTTATTTACTGTAGTAGTACAAACAAGCGAACCTCCATTTGGAACTACTATTGGTGCGGGTGGTAAAGGTGGAGAAGGAATATTTGGACTTGGTTTTACATTTGGTTTAGGTTTAGGTTTAGGTTTAGGTTTAGGTTTTTTAACATTATCTTTATTACCGCCCGATCCACTAGATGGTTTTTTTACTGGAGGTATAACTGGTTTACTACAAGAAGTTACTGGTAATGTAGTTGGTGTACCATTCATTGTAATATTTCCTTTAACAGCTACTCTTTGTAAACTACTTGAATTTGGTTCACTAACAGAATCAGTTTGACTTGCCCACGTAGTCGTTCTATTTACCCATTGTCCCTTTGCTATTTGGGAATATCGTTGATTTTTCGTTAAATTGGAACTATTAGATTTGTATTGAAGAATATTTCCTTTTTCAATCATTTGTAATTCATAAGGGAGTGTACTTTGAGGAACATAAATTTTTAATTGGGGAATATAAACAATACCATTTACATTTTCAGGACATCTATTTTCTACTCTATACCATTGTCTTGGTGGTAGAGGATTATAACCTGGTCCTAAACATGACATGATTTATATATAAATACTTATATATAAATCTAAAATCTAAATCTTTTTTTATAACTAAAAAATAAAACAACACATATTTTTACACTGTTACCTTAAGGATTATACATATTATTAGAACCAGCAAAATACCATTTCATTGACAAATAGTCTGATTTTTTGTAATTAATATTAGAACTATTAGCTTGACTAGTACTAGGACCACTTTGAACTAGATTTTGAATCGCTGCTGTTCCTAAGGCAAAGTCATAATACCATAAATTTGATATGTAACCGTCAAACCCACCATTTAATGCCATAAAAACATCTCCATAGTTTTGTTTTGGAACACCAGATAATTGTAAACTTCTAGATATAGTACCGTTAATGTAAACGTCCAATGTAGTATTTTCACATCTAATAATTACATTAAACCATTTATTAATCGGAATATCTGGAATAACAATTTCTTCATTAATTTCACTAAAAGTATTCATTATTAAACATAAAGCATTTGTTTCTGGTGCTATGTATAAACCTGGAGCGTTATTAGGAAAATTCATTCCGTTATCTAAAATTTTGTTGTTTCCTTTGTGAAAAATATGTCTGTATTGTCCAGATAGATATTGTAAATCATTGATATAAATCCACACAGACCAGGTAAATTCAATACCATCTCTTGCGTTTACTGAACGATAAATTGTTTTAGAATTTATACCAGAAGGATCCTGTGTGATTACTAATGCTTGTTTTGCTTCTATCATTCCGTTAATTAAATGTGGTGAATTATTTCTTATAAATAAAGTAGTAACCATCATAATTCCTAAACGTAATAAAATGATAAAAATGAAAATTACTAATAATAAAAAAGCAAATTTTGCCACTAAACTATTCGATTCAAAAAAACTTTTAATTCCAAAAGTACTTCTATTTGTTGAAAATCCATTATAAATACTCATTTATATATATTTATAAGAAAAAGGAAAAATTAAATTGTAAATGATTTTTTAACATTTCCATTTTCCTCAAAAGAAACCTTTAATTGATAATTAGTATTAAATATATTAGTTCCATAACCCTGTGTATAAATATTCCAAGCTTGTTGAGGATTAATAGGATTAGGAAAGTATTGTAATTTGGATGTATAACCATTAAATCCTCCACCAGGAGTAAGATAAACATTGGAGTTTTGGTTAATCATTGCTATACCAGGTAATAAACATGTTTTTACTAATTTTCCATCCATATAGACATCCAATGTTCTTCCATAAACACTTATTAATAAATTAACCCATC